GCACCAACCCTCGGTCAAGCCCGGACGATTATGTGGGACTTGTTGATGGACTTAGGAAAGCCTGTCATCAAATCTGCTCACATCAACAACCTTGAGATAACTTTGGTGAACGGTAAAAAAATTCTCATCAGAGGAGCCGACAACCAAGACTCTTTGCGTGGTGTGTCTTTGTCGTACTTGGTAATGGACGAGGTCGCTTTTATCAAGTCAGAGATTTGGGAACGAGTACTTCGTGCTGCTTTGTCAGATAAAAAAGGTAGAGCCATGTTTATCTCTACTCCATCTGGACGAAACCATTTCTATGAGTGGTTTCAATTAGGACAGAGTGGAGACGATGCAGATTGGAAGTCTTGGCACTTTACCACCGCTGACAATGAAACGATTGACCCGAAAGAGATTGAGGCTGCAAAAAGAACACTCAGCAGCTTTGCATTCGGACAAGAATATCTGTCTTCCTTCAATAATGCTGGTGCAGGATTATTTAAAGAAGAGTGGATTAAGTTTGGCGATGAACCTGACATTGGTTCGTGGTATATTGCGGTAGACTTAGCTGGCTTTGAAGATGTCGCTAAAAGCGCCAACGCCACTAAGAAAAGACTAGACCAGTCCGCTATCGCAGTTGTAAAAGTAACCGATGATGGTATTTGGTTTGTCGACAAGATTGAAGCTGGTCGCTGGGATATACAGACTACTGCACTCAATATCTTAAAGAATATTAGAGAGTATGAACCTCTAGCAGTTGGTATCGAGCGAGGGGCGCTAAAGAATGCAGTATTGCCTTACCTCAGTGATTTGATGCGAAAGAACAACTGTTACGCTCATATCTTAGATTTGACGCATGGTAATAAGAAAAAAGTAGATAGGATTGTTTGGGCTTTGCAAGGTCGTTTTGAACATGGACGAGTTATACTCAATGCTGAAGAAGACTTTGAAGAGTTTGTTGACCAACTACTAATGTTTCCAACCGCACAGGTGCATGATGACTTACCTGATGCGTTAAGCTATATCGACCAACTCGCTGTCACGAGCTACAGTATTGACAACGACGAAGACGATTGGCAAGCTCTTGACATCGTAAGCGGGTACTAGAATGAAAACTTGTACTAAATGTAAAGAAACTAAAGAGTTAAAACTATTTGCAGCTTTATCGACATCAAAAGATGGAAAACGAACACAATGTAAAGCGTGTGACCAGCTTTATCGGTTAGCAAATCAAAATGAAATTAGAGAATACCACTATCAAAACAGATATGGTATTTCCTTAGACGAATACGAAGAAAAATTAAAAGAACAAGAGTATAGTTGTGCAATATGCGGTTCTAAGCATACCAGCAATGAGAGAATGAAACGCTTAGTTGTAGACCACAACCATAACACCGGACAAGTTCGTGGACTACTCTGTCATTCCTGTAATGTGGCTATAGGCGCTGCAAAGGAGCAAGAAGATATTTTAATGGCTTGTATTAGTTATTTACGAAGTTATACAAAAGGATAAACCATGGCGGAAATGAAAGACAATAACGACGGAGTTCAATGGGATGAGCCTTCGGAAGCAGATAAGGAGCTTTTAGCTTTTGTTGTGTCCCACACGGACAGATGGCGTGATAGTCGTGACGAGAACTATTTAGAAGATTGGAAAGAGTACGAAAGAATCTTCCGTGGTGTCTGGGCTGACGAAGACAAGACACGAGAGTCCGAGCGTAGTCGTTTAATTAGTCCAGCTACGCAGCAAGCGGTAGAAACCCGCCACGCTGAAATCATGGAAGCTATCTTTGGTAACGGAGAGTTCTTTGACATTAAAGATGATGTCCGTGACTACAACAACAATCCAATGGATGTTGAAGCCATTAAGGTTCAGCTCAAAGAGGATTTAGAAAAGCATAAGATTCGTAAGTCGATTGACCAAATCGAATTGATGGCAGAGATTTATGGTACTGGTATCGGTGAGATTATCGTCAAGCAAGAAAAAGAGTTTGTTCCTGCTACGATGCCAATGCCGGGCATGGCTCAAGCAGCCTATGGCGTACAAGAAAAAGAATACTTCTGCGTTAAGGTTAATCCTGTTAATCCTAAGAACTTCCTCATTGACCCCAACGCTACCTCAATTGATGATGCAATGGGTTGCGCTATTGAGAAGTTTGTGTCGATTCACAAAGTGGTTGAGGGCATGGAAAAAGGTATCTATCGTAAGGTAGACATCGGACCTGCTGGCAACGACGATGACTTAGAAGTGACTCAAGAAGTCGTTCAGTACCAAGACGACAAAGTTAAACTTCTGACATACTACGGCTTAGTTCCAAAAGAATATCTAGAGCAGTTAGAGAACGAAGGTGAAGAAGTTGTTGACCTCTTTCCTGAAGACAGCACTGCTGATACCTATAGTGGTCTAGTCGAAGCGATTGTTGTTATCGCTAATGATGGACTCTTACTCAAGGCTGAGAAGAATCCCTACATGATGCAAGACCGCCCTGTATTGGCATATCAAGATGATACTGTCCCTAATCGTTTCTGGGGTCGTGGTACTGTTGAGAAAGCCTATAATATGCAAAAGGCTATCGATGCTCAACTACGCAGTCATCTAGATAGTTTGGCATTGACAACAGCCCCAATGATTGCAATGGATGCTACTCGTTTACCTCGTGGCTCACGCTTTGAAGTTAAGCCCGGTAAAGCAATCCTCACGAATGGTAATCCTGCAGAGATTCTATTCCCATTCAAGTTCGGACAAACATCGCCAGAGAACTTTAATACCTCCAAAGAATTTGAGCGTATGCTTCTAATGGCAACTGGCACATTAGATAGCCAAGGCGTTGTTTCTCAGGCTTCCAGAGACGCTTCTGGTGCTGGTATGTCTATGGCAATGGCTGGCATTATCAAGAAGTATAAGCGGACTCTGACGAACTTCCAAGAAGACTTTATGGTTCCGCTGATTAAGAAAGCAGCCTTCCGTTATATGCAGTTTGACCCTGAGCGTTATCCTTCTGTGGACATGAAGTTCATGCCTAGCGCTACCTTGGGTATTATGGCTCGTGAGTACGAACAACAGCAACTTATTGGCTTGTTACAGACTCTTGGACCGAATACTCCAGTACTGCCAATCATCCTTAAAGGCATTATTGGTAACTCTAGCCTATCTAATAGGGCTGAATTGGAGCAAGCATTGACCCAAATGAGTCAACCAGACCCACAACAGGCTCAAATGGCTCAAATGACACAGCAATTACAAATGGAACAGGCTCAGGCTACAACTAAATCACTACAGGCTAGGGCGCAAAGAGACTCTGCAGAGGCTGCTAAGACGGTTGTAGAGACCCAATTGATGCCAGAAGAGCTTCGTGCTAAGGTTATTAGTTCGCTTTCTACCAATATTGATGGTAAAAACCAAGAATCTGAGTTTGCTAAACGAGCTAAGATAGCAGAATTGATGCTTAAAGAAGCCGATATTAAGAATAAAGGCAAGATTGTTGAGCTTCAGATGCAAAAACAACAAAAGATGTAAAAATTACTTGACTTTTTTATAAAGTTGTGGTAAAATGCGGTTATAAATGTAAGTGAGTACTTACATACATTCTCCAACAAGGACAAAGAATGATAGACAAGAAACTACAAGAATACTATGAGAGTCGCTTTGCAATGATGACGACTCAAGGTTGGTTAGATTTGATGGAAGATGCACAGAATATGTTCAATTCCTTAAATCAAGTTCTACCAATCCAAAACGAGACTGATTTACAACTAAAGCGTGGACAACTGGACATTCTCCAGTGGTTAATCAGCTTAAAAGATGTTTCAGAGCAATCCTACGAACAGCTCTTGTCGGGAGACACGGCGAATGAGTAGGAAGTTATATGACTTTAAATGCTCAGAAGGACATATCACAGAGAGTTTTGTTGGAGATAAAACAACAGTAATTCGTTGTGAATGTGGTTTAGATGCTAACCGAATTATTTCGCCTATACGAATTAGTTTAGATGGCACTGACCCTGTTTTTGTGTCTGCCTACGATAGATGGGCGAAAAGGCACGAAGACAAACAGAAGCAAGAAGCAAAGCAAAACGCCTGAGATACCTCGCAAGAGCCTCAGATTATTAATCCTAAAATCACTTGATTCGGTGACAGGAGACTTTAAATGGCAGCAACATTTATTCAAGACGAAGAACTGTTTGAAAGCAATGAGCAAGAAGTAGTACAAGATGTTACAACTCCAGAGGCGTCAACAACTGATGCACAACCTGAAGTTAAACAGCAAGAACCAGTAGATGAGTTACCTGAGAAGTATAGAGGTAAATCTGCAGCAGAAATTGCAAAGATGCACCAAGAAGCTGAAAAGCTCATCGGTCGTCAAGCAAACGAGGTTCACGAAGTACGAAGTCTTGCAGACCAGCTTTTAAAGCAACAACTCGAAGCTAGAACAAAAGAAACAGCGCCTATTGAAGAATCGCTTGAAGAAGACTTTTTTGTAGACCCTAAACAGGCTGTCAACAGACAAGTAGAAAAGCATCCCGCTGTAATTGAAGCTAGACAAGCAGCATTAGAAATGAAGAAGATGAAGACGGCACAACAACTGTCGGCTAAACATCCTGATTTTACCACTATCGCACAAGATACTGGATTCCAAGATTGGGTTAAATCTTCTAAGATTCGACTGAATTTGTTTGCCAAAGCTGATGCAGAATTTGACTTTGATGCCGCTGATGAATTGTTAAGTACTTACAAAGAACTTAAACAAATCAAACAGCAGACTCAAACGACTCAAACTGCAGCAGTAGAAAGCAAAGCTCAAGAACAAGCAATGAAGGCAGCTACAGTTGATGTTGGTGGTGCTGGCGAGAGTAGCCGAAAAGTATATCGTCGAGCAGACCTAATTAAATTGAAACTTACCGACCCTAGTCGTTATGAAGCACTGCAGGATGATATCCTAGCAGCGTACGCCGAGGGAAGAGTTAAGTAATTTTAGACTTAATAATTCATAAAGGAAATTAATCATGGCAGCAGTAACATACCCCGGCGGTAGTACATCTATCGTTAACAAAACAGCAGCAGACAAGTTTATTCCAGAGATTTGGAGTGACGAAGTCATCGCTGCATACAAAGCAAACTTAGTTCTTGCAAACCTCGTCCGTAAGATGTCTTTCAAAGGCAAAAAAGGCGACACACTGCATATTCCTAAGCCAACTCGTGGCGTAGCAGCAGCTAAAGCAGCTAACACTGCAGTAACCATCCAAGCTAACACCGAGAGCGAAGTACAAGTTCTCATCGACCAACACTTCGAGTACAGCCGTTTCATCGAAGACATCGTCGAGACTCAAGCATTGTCTTCCTTGCGTTCTTTCTACACAGAAGACGCTGGCTATGCTTTAGCTAAGAAGGTTGATGACACCCTCATCGCTGGCGGTAAGTCTTTCGGCGACGGTGACGCTTCTGACTGGGTTCATAGCAACGCATACTTTATCGATGCAAGCACAGGTTTAACTGCTTACGCATTAGACACTGTTACCACATCTGATGTATTTACCGATGCTGGTTTCCGTAAGCTCATCCAGTTGATGGACGACGCTGATGTTCCAATGGACGGTCGTAAGTTTGCTATTCCCCCATCACTCCGCAATGCAATCATGGGCGTTGACCGTTACAACAGCTCTGACTTCGTTGATGGTCGTGGTGTTCAAAATGGTCAAATCGGCAAGCTATATGGTATCGATATTTATGTATCGAGCAACTTGCCTACGATTGAGACCGCAGCAGACAACTCTGTTGGTGACGCTATCAAAGCTGCTCTCTTGTTCCATACTGATACTATGGTCTTTGCCGAGCAACTTGGTGTTCGTTCACAGACTCAGTACAAGCAAGAATACTTGTCGACTCTCTATACCGCTGATACCCTCTTCGGTACTAAAGTAGTTCGCCCAGAAGCTGGCTTTGTACTTGCTGTAAACGCCTAATATAGGCAACTCAAGCTCCTTAGCTACGGCTAGGGAGTTTGTTTAAATGCATTCCATGAGTGTATTTAGACAAACATAGGAGATTACTTTGAGCCTATATCGGGGACCCGGTGGGTCAGGAGACGCTACAAACGATGCTTCTAGTCAAGCAGTTTTAGCCACTGCTGCAGCAAACGCAGCAGAAGTATCTAAGAATCAAGCACAAGCATCTGCGTCAGCAGCATCAACTTCTGCCACAAACGCATCTAATTCAGCAACTGCAGCAGCTAGTTCAGCATCCTCTGCAGCAGCGTCAGTATCTAGTATTGGTACTTCGGTTAGTGATGCCGCAACTTCAGCAAGTAACGCCAGTACCTCAGCAACCAATGCTGCCTCGTCTGCGTCATCGGCATCAACTTCTGCGACTAATGCAAGCAACAGTGCTTCATCAGCATCCACTAGCGCTAGTAATGCAAGCACATCGGCATCAAATGCGTCTACAAGCGCTACCAACGCTTCTAACAGCGCCACAACCGCATCAACAGCAGCAACTAATGCTGGTACAAGTGCAACTAATGCAGCATCGTCTGCGTCCACAGCATCAACTGCAGCAACCAATGCGAGTAACAGTGCTTCGTCAGCATCAACCTCTGCAAGCAATGCGAGTACATCGGCAACCAATGCAGCATCGTCTGCGTCAGCAGCATCGACTTCAGCAAGTAATGCTAGTACTTCGGCAACAAACGCAAGCAATAGTGCTTCATCAGCGTCTACATCGGCAACCAATGCTAGTAACAGTGCGTCTACAGCATCTACAGCAGCAACCAATGCTTCAGCAGCTCAGGTAGCAGCAGAAACCGCTAGAGACCAAACATTAACTGCGTACG